TGGTGCATGGAGGGGACGCACTGGACCCGCAGCATCTTTACATGGAAGGGCCGTCGCCACGTGACGCTGAGTCAGGTGGACATCGAGGTATCAAACGCCCACAACGCCAACCGCTATTGGCCCGGCGATGAGGCGATGGTCCAGCGCGAGCTGGACGCCACCGCCGACGCATTCCTGGCGGGGGCACAATGACCACCCTGCGCCGTATCCTGATTGCTATCGGTTTCATTGCCGGCTTCCTGCTCGTCGTCGGCATGGACGCCTGGCCGTCACGGTGGCTGGCGGCGCTGATTATGACGTTCTTCACGGTGGTCGGCGGCGTGTGGGCCATGACCTACGCCACGCGCAACGAGGCGAAGCGATGAGCGGGCTGACGCTGTGGCTCTATCAGTACAACCACACCGGCCCGCGCCTGACCGATGTCAACGTCGCCGTCATGCGGCGGGCATTCGCTGATAGCATGGCGCGGCGGGCGGGGTTCGTCCCCGCTGCCCTGGCCGTTGACGTCAACGCAGCCGACCCTGAATTGACCGACGAACACCTGCCGCTCCAGCGCCTGCGTATCCCCGCCGGCTGCGCTGCCTTCGTCTTGGAGCACGAGCTTGAAAGTTAGCCACTTATCCCGGCGGCCGTCAAACCGCCGGAGTGGGCGCCGCTGATTAGGCGGCGTATCGGGCGCATACAGTAATGCGATCATGATAAGAAGGGTGTACGGACCACCCGAAACAAACTGAGGGCCGGGCGCGCCCCCCGGCCCGCTACTTTCTAGGAGAAACAAGATGAGCGATTATGTGGTGACCCAAGACAATAATGACCAAGACCTTTACGCAATGTCGCCAACAACACTTTTGGTCGGCTATATCAACGGGCGGCATTGGGACGTTGGGCAGGAGTTCGTCGTTGGCGACCTTTACCTGTTGTCGTATATCTCGCGCACCACGCCCCAAGCGTGGGCTATGCCGTTCAACCCTTATCACCGACCGTCACCCAAGCTGGCCGGCTATGAATGGGTTGTGACTAGCGACAGCTATTCGGACTATCGCATCAGGTTTACCCGTGTTCCGACGCAAGCCTCGAACGTGCCGGCCGGAATCAACCCTGAGGCATGGGCGGCAATGCCGGCTGCGGTTCAGAACTGGCTGCTGAATAAATAGTTACGCAGGGGCGGTAACGCCGCCCCGCTACTTTCTAGGGGTGACAAGATGAATGATAAAACACGCGAGAAACTTGTGAAATTGGGCCTTGACCCAGCCAACCTGCGTGATGCCGACCTGCGCGGGGCCGACCTGCGCGTGGCCGACCTGTACGTGGTCGACCTGCGTGATGCCAACCTGAGCGCGGCCGACCTGCGTGATGCCAACCTGCGCGGGGCCAACCTGCGTTATGCCGACCTGCGCGAGGCCGACCTGCGTTATGCCGACCTAGGCGGGGCCGACCTAAGCGGGGCCGACATGAGCGGGGCCAACCTGAGCGGGGCCGACCTGAGCGGGGCCGACCTGCGCGGGGCGTTCGGCCCATTCACCGCGTTTTCGGCCGGGAAACATGTTGCCATTTTCGCCGGTGGCTATGGCGGCATCGGCTGTTGTTGCTATCCCTATCGGGAGTGGTTAAACAGCGGCGAGGCCATCGGCGCGGGGGAGGGATACACACCGGAGGAAATCGCGGACTACATGTCTGCAATTAGATGGGCCGTCGCCCGGCAGATGAGGATTGAGGGGGACGATGGGGGGGTGACAAGATGAATTTTTTCTATGGAGCATTGGGTGTTATTTGCATCGGCGTTCCCGTGACCATGCTGCTGCTGCTGGCGTGGTCGCTGGTAGTAGTTGCCGCTGACGGCGACGACGCGACGGGGGAGCGATGATAATATTAGCATGGCATTTCGTGGGTGATGCATTGAGAGATGGGCGCCCCGTTCCCGCCGACGGCGAATGGCTGGAGCATAACGGCCCGCTGGTCATGTGCGAGTCTGGTTTGCATGCCAGCGAGCGTATCATAGACGCCTTGAAATACGCGCCCGGCGCTACCATCTGCCGGGTAGAACTCGACGGCGAAATGCTGGATGATGATGACAAACTGGTCGCCCGCCGCCGCATGATCCTGTGGCGCATAGACGGCGATGAGGTGCTACAGGCGTTCGCCCGGCGCGCGGCGCTGGACGTGGCGCATCTGTGGGATATGCCCGACGTCGTGCGGCAATACCTCGAAACTGGGGATGAATCGCTTCGGGCCGCCGCAGGGTACGCCGCACGGGCCGCCGCACGGGCCGCCGCAGGGTACGCCGCAGGGTACGCCGCATGGGCCGCCGCATGGGCCGCCGCACGGGCCGCCGCAGGGTACGCCGCAGGGTACGCCGCATGGGCCGCCGCATGGGCCGCCGCATGGGCCGCCGCAGGGGCCGCCGCATGGGACGCCGCAGGGGAAAAATATAACGCGTGGCTCACCGAAATGGTTGAGGCGGCCCACAACGCGACGGAGGAGCGATGACAATAACACCAGCTTGGCATTTTGTAGGCGACACGCTCCGAGACGGCCGACCCGTCCCGCCGGACGGTGAATGGCTGGAGCATGACGGGCCGATCGTCTTGTGCGAGTCCGGGCTGCACGCCAGTTTACGCCTAATAGACGCCTTGAAATACGCGCCCGGCGCTACCATCTGCCGGGTAGAACTTGACGGCGAAATGCTGAATTATAACGACAAACTGGTCGCCCGCCGCCGCATGATCATGTGGCGCATAGACGGCGATGAGGTGTTGCGAGCATTTGCGCGGCGCGTGGCGCTGGACGTGGCGCACCTGTGGGACATGCCCGACGTCGTGCGGCAATACCTCGAAACTGGGGATGAATCGCTGCGTGCCGCCGCATGGGCCGCCGCATGGGCCGCCGCAGGGGCCGCCGCAGGGCCCGCCGCAGGGGACGCCGCAGGGGACGCCGCATGGGCCGCCGCATGGGCCGCCGCAGGGGCCGCCGCATGGGACGCCGCACGGGCCGCCGCTGGGACCGCCGCATGGGCCGCCGCATGGGCCGCACGGGCCGCCGCACAGGACAAATACAACGCATGGCTCACCGAAATGGTTGAGGCGGCCCACAACGCGACGGAGGAGCGATGACCGTCTACCTGCCCTACATCACCGGCGGCCATCCGACGCCACACGACATGCTGCGCTATCTCATGGGCGATCCGGCCACGCTGTTTGAACTGACACTGACCGACCGCGACGGCAACGAACACACAAGCCGCTGCCAGACGCAACCGGGCAGCGGCGTGGGGATGCATCACTGGTACTTCACCAAGTCCAACGGGCAACAAGCCGAGTATGAGGAGATGTTTGCGGACCAGGAGTACATCTATCGCGGCGTCGATACGTCAATGGGCGATGGGCTCTACTACCGGCTATATGGCCGCACCGATCTGGGCGATTATAGCGACAGCTTGGAGCCGTGGTGCCCGCGCTTCTGGGCGCCGGGCGATATCTTCGAGCGCCACCCCTATGTGGACGTGCGACGCAAGTCGGATTGCGGCCACGTGCCGGAACGGTCAGGCTATCAACAAACGTGGCTCCGATTTGCCGAGGCGTTCCCGGAACTGTGGACACCGGCGGGCGTCATCCGCGATGTCATTGTGCTGGAGTGGATCACCCAGCTTGAAGACGGCGACCGGCCTGAAGTCGTGGCCGAGCGCTACTGGTACGCCCGTGGCCTCGGCCTTGTGGCCTGGGCCGGTGAACAGGGCAGCAGCGTGGTCGTCGAAATTCACGAAGCCGGCACGCGGCCGGACAATGTACGAGAGACTATCCCGTGCCTGACCCTGTAGACCGCCCATACCGCCGGACATACGTCCGCAGCACAGATACCGGCCTCTACCGTCACCCGCTGGCGCTCGGCGCGCTGACGTTCATCGGGTTCTATGGCGCGCTCAGCACTACTGGCCCGCTTCAGGTTGCCGTTGGTAGTGGGTGCGCTATCGCCTTCGTGACGTATGTCTGGCGCATGGTCGAGGAAGACCGGCGCGCCGTGGAGGTCGAATGGAAGGCGGCCGCGCCGTCGCCGGAAGTCCGGCCGATGGAGACGGTGCAGGCCAGCCGCAGCGCGCGTACCGTGCGAGTGGGGCGGGTATCAATGACACGTCAAGAGTGGCAAGACCTGGGCAAGGCGGCCATGAAAAACGGCGGCGTGATTACGCGGGATGTGATGAAGGCGGCCAACCTTAGCCGCGATGTATACAGCAGGGCGGGGGAGGTTCAAGAGGAATTGGTAGCGCTGAATTTCGCTACCCCACATGGGCGCAGCGTCCGGCTTGTGCCGCGTGGCGTGGAATTCGTCCACAACCCCAGCCCCCTCCCCCGGCCTACGGTACGCGAATTAGAGCGCGCATGAACGAACCGAACCGAACCGAACCAAGCGAACCGAAGCGCGAACCGACGCGCGCCCCCGTGTGGTATCGGCGGTTGAAAGTATGGCGTGTGCCACCGCCCCGCCGCAAAGCGCCGCCGCCCCGCTATCGCCCCGGCGCATGGGACGACGACTTGCTGGACGCAATGCAGCATGAGCACGAACAGGAACAGCAATGATATACACTAACGACGATATTATGGCCGCCCTGCGCGAGGCCGACGGCGTGGCCGCCTATGCCGCCAAGTTGCTGGGCTGCTCCCGATATACGATTCAGCACCGGATAACCAACAACGCCGAAGTGCGCGCCGAACGCGACCGGCTCCGGGCGGCGGCCGGGCCACTGAGCCGCAACCGCACCGCGCCCGAACGGCTCCAAGTGCCGCCGGGGCATTGCCCCCGGTGCGGGCTGGGTTATCGGCACGCGCCGGAGGTAAGGGGGGTGTGCTGCTGGTGCGCAATGGATGAGAGGCGGCTACAATACCGAAAAACACTGTCAAAGCATGGTATGACTAACGCCGATTAAAGTAAGTATGAGGGCGGGGCGTACCCGCCCTATGGAGATGACATGGCCAACCAAGAACCTTCAACCCCACCCAAACTAAAGATTCCTCTCCGTATCGTTGATGATATCGAATCGTTGCGCGAGTTCCTGGCTGCTGCCGATATTGACCCGGCGGCGGTTGATTTTCTGTTCTTGTTGCCACCGGCAACGCACCAGCTAAGATTCACGGATGGCCCGGCCATAGGCCTGAACCGGCACGCCGGAGGCTTTCGCTACGGGATCACTGTAAGCGCCGGCCGCACCGCCGTAGCCGTCAACTCGTTTGAATTTCGTGCGGTGCCCGACCTGCCCGACTTGCTGGAGCGCGGCGTGCTGGCCTTCCCCTAATTCTCCCCCGCCTCGGCCACCGGCATAACCATCACCAGCTTGGCCCGGCCCGCGTGGGCCTCCATGCCCCACGGCTTCATGACGGCCAGCACCGGCACAAGCGCCAGGTACTGCTCGGCCAGCATCCGTGACGGCAGCGCCACGGTGACTGAGCCGTCATCTCCAACGCTTGCGCCATCGAGGAACGGCCACGCATCGCGCGGCCACAGGCGCACGGCCCAGGTCACGCCCGGCACTATTCGCCCTCCGGCATGACCAGCCCGGTTGTAAGCGCCTTGTGCCGGTTCAGCAGGTCGGTCAACTCGGAGATGGCCGCCGACAATGCCAGCGGGTCGTCGTGGTCCGCTGGGTAGTTCGTCTCTACGGCCTGCCCCACGGCTGCGCATTGGTAAATCATTTCCGTTCGCAGGTACAAATAGTGTGCCTGCATGATCGCGATGGATTCTCTTGTGTGTTTCATTGCGTGTCCTCGGTCGGCATCACCTTAATCGGCGCCTTGCCGTTGGCGATGCCGTTCGCCTTGTATGACTGATACTGGAGATGCAACCAACAAGCGCCGGTTGTGTTCGGCTCCATGTCGCGCTCAACGGCCCAGCCTGCCGCGCCGTCATCCCACTCATCTTTATACCCCGCCAAGCTAATGTGCAGTTGATTGCGCTTACTGATTCTGCCGTGCCGGTTAATCGTCTCCTGCTCGATGACGCGCGTCCAACTCTTGTGAATATGGCCGCTAACGCAGATGTCCGCGTCGGGATACTTGGCGGCCCATCGCTGGGCGCGCATGGTCCCCCCGGTGACCGGGCTACTCCCCCCCGCCCCGTGATGATACTTCAGGCTGATTGTATGCTTGACGGTCTTTTGAATGACGAACGTTAGCAGCACATACCCGCCATAGCCGCCAACGTTGGCGATGTCCTGGCGCGTCGCGGCGCGCTTGAGGCCACGGCTCAGGCCGTGCGTCAGGTTCAGTTGGTGATGTTTTAGAACGGATGTTTCATGGTTCCCCAGCCCGAACAGAACCATGTTATCTGCGTAGGGCGAATAGAAATCTACCGCGTCATCCAGCACTGCGTCGAAGTAATGGTCGACTTTGTGCCGGGCCTTAATGCCGCTCTCGGTCTTGCGCGGGTCGAACTTGCCGCCCATGACATCAAACAGGTCGCCAAAGTCCATAACCACCGCGCCGCGTTCTTTGGCCTCCTCCAGATGTTGTCGCTCTTGCAATTCCACGTTATGCGGGCTGTCGTGATGGGCGTCGCTGCGTAACAGTATCCACCCATCCCAGCCCGCTTCTACCTCGTCAAACGTCACCCGCAGCACATTACGCGCCAGCGGCT